TACTCACCCTCTAACAGCTTCATACCTAATGCTATTACTCCCCCTACACATCCCGTTACTATTGCTATAAACTCCTCCTGTCCGCTGGTAATAGCCATCGCGCTGATAACTCCTAGTATCAGTAGTGCTATGACTATCTGTATTCTAACTTTTCCAAATTCTATATTCATTTAACTAACCTCACCATCTGAAACTTCTTGTTCACAGGGTCTTTATACTGCTCGATAACCCTGTTCTTTTCTAACTCTTGTCGCTTAGAGATACACCTTCTGGGTGTAAGCCCTGCCTCCTTCTGGAGGACAACATCTAATTCCTTAATACCCATCGGCCCATTTTCTAACAGTCTGATAACAACTGACTGTGGGTCGCCTTCGGATACTGTGAGTATACCACAACTATCGTCAAAACGCAACCACTTGGCTGGCTGGTCACTGGTGTACCTAACCTTCTCCCAAGACATTTCTATCACCCCGGGCAGGTTGTGCAGTCTGCGTAGCCTGACTATGCAGTCAGCCCATGCGGACAGTCCGCTCCACCCTCGGAGGTCTTCCGCACCAGCGTATGTGGTACCATCTCCTTGGGATACGGACTTCCTTGCGTGGTGTACTATCACCACACCAGCATCTGTCAGCGTACTCAGTATGTCCATGCCCCGTAAGAAGTTACGCATAACAACGTCATCTACCTCACTGCCGGGCAGTAGCTGCGACATGGGGTCTAGGAAGACATACTCTACATCGTTCTCCTTAACCGCCTTAGTCAGGGCGTCCCAACTCACAGGGGTATCAAGGGCAAAGTCCCTCGTATACCCATACAGCAAGTTGTTGGTAGACCCATACAGGTTGTTCATCTTACCGCCGCGCTCTTGCATCTGCCTAGGTACTATCTCAGCCTGTAGGTATAAGACCTTAGCAGGCTGATGAACCTCGTAGCCAAGCCACTCAGTCCCAAGAGCCATGCCATAGCACAGTTGTAGACCTGCATATGATTTGAATTGTCCCGGTGCTCCATATATTATCACTCGTCCTTTAGGTACTATTAGCTGGTCTCCCACAAGGGAGGGTATGTCCTCGATGTCCTCATCTAGGAAGTCGGCGAATAGTTTTACATCTATCATGCTCCTCCTCGTATTCGTGGTAGCCGCATATAGGGCAGACTAGCTCTCCATACCAGTCCTTATACAGCTTGCCACATCCTCTTCTGCATGTCCTACTCACATTCGCAATGGCATTCTTCTCCACACGTTGTGGCATCGTCCCAATCGCCACAAGCACACCATTCTCGAACGTCTGTGCAGTTTTCTCCACAATCACAGTAGTCATCTGGTTCTTCTCTCATTTATCGTTCTCCATAGCAAATACAAAGATAAGCCGAATATACCAATCATTGCGATATCAGACATGTTCATAGAACTTTCTCCTACTGAGCTTACCACTCCTGTACTCATGCCCCTTGAGGTCATTTGCACAGTTGTAGCAAATGTTAAAGTCATCGCCACCGTGAGGAAATGCGCCAAGTACTCGCACCTTGCCGCACGCCTCACACTCGCTTCTAGGGTTCCGCGCCCTAGGGGGTGGCATATTCCATGCTGTTATGCCTTCAGTAATCTTGGTCGACTGTCCAAAGACTGCTGATAATGCCTTAAATAAATCCATACTCCTCTCCTTAATACTGTTCTATTATGTGAGCCTGAGAGTCTACCTGCGTCCTTTCCCACTCGGTAGCACTATTCTCATAGCCAGTGCTACCATCGTAGAGATTAAATAGTCCCTCAGCCTCGTCAATTGCGTCATCTTCACTCGGTGCCTCCAGATAATACCATAAGTTAGTCTCAACTGTCAAGCACACGGCAAAATTCCGCATACCGTCATGCCTAATTTTTTGATGATTCACTGTCCACCCCAAACTTCACCAGCATAGGCACACCAGCCACACTTCATGCCTCCCTCGACTCTGGCATCACCCTGCCTCACCTCGCCACACTCACCGCAGATGGGGTACTCCTCGAATAGTTCGTGAAGTACCGACCACGCACGTTCGAAATCCCCACTATCATTAGCGTTTATCATGGTCTCGGCGTACCATTCGGATACATTCTCTTCTACCCCAAATACCTGCCTGATAGCCCTAGAGAGCGTATTAGTGTAAGGGTACCTCTTCTGCCCGTAGGTAATCTCGTTCGGGTCGCCATCGGTGGTATGGTTAGCTACGGCAATATCCCACCAATCTATATCGTCATGGAACTCCATGCAGAAGGCACCCCCGACACATAAGCCATCGCGGACACCTCCTTCCCTGATGTTAGCTCCGTATTTGTCTTTCATTCTATCAACTAATGCAGTCATTTGAGTCTCCTCCGTAGCTGTGTATTGTATATCCCATGCTGTCATCTATCTCCGTAGGTACATAGAGGATAACGGACATATATCCGTCATCGAAATCCCACTTGTAGTACCAATCGTTGCCATACCTTTCCTGTAACATGTCCTCCAACTTGTCCAGAAAGTGGTTGTTAACCTCATTGCCTAGCAGTTCGTGTTGTGTTGTCATGCTGTCTCCTAGTTATCGTCTATTATTCTTGGGCTGTCAAATAAACCGTGGTAGTCTGTAATTACTGGAGCGTGTTCCACGAAACTGCCCTTATAGTTTATCCTAGGCTTCCATGTAGCAGGCAGATACCTACCATTTATAGCGTTGGGCTGTCTCTTATAGCCCCTCCAACCGTAGTTATTAAATATCTTCCTATTCTTAACCGCCCATAGCTCTACCTCATCGAGGCATACAAACCGCTGTGTAATGCCATTGGTACCTTGCCTACCTGTTCTGCCGTAGTATTCGCCGTTGTGGTATGGCATACCCTTCTCGATAAAGCTGTATATCTTCTGGACACTGTATCCCCACAAGCCAGACAGTTGCGCTAGCGTGATGGTTCTGTGGTGGCATGTTGTGCAGTCTGGTATCCTTACGCCCTTATATGCTGGTGTC